CCCATAATGTAAACCTTTTTTTTCATATAAAGTTGAGGGGGAATTTCTTCCCCCTCGTGAGTCAGTCTTACAGAACCTAGTGTCCGTATATTTGTAAATACATTACAAACGGTGCGAGTCCTAAAATCACACCACCTGTTGCTAGCATAACAACTATACCGCCTAGGGTCTCTGCAATGTCCTCGTGTTTCTGCACTATGTGCATTAATGTTTTCATTGCTGTTCTCCAGTAAAAAAGTTTATTACTAATCTACTGAGTGTTCGCTGATACTTATCCTTTAAGAAAAGACTTTTTCTTTGATGCCCCAGCAGACCCTATTTCGATCTTCCTAGGACGCCTTTCTTCGGGAAGTTCAACTCTGGCATACACCACGAGTATTCCATTCTCTAAATCGGCACCATCTATTACGACAAATTCTGAGAGACGGAAGCTCTTCTCAAATTTGCGGGATGATATACCTTTCCATGCATATTCACGTTCATCTCCTTCGACTTTTCCTCGCACCTTTAGAATACCGTCCTTGACTTCAAGTTCGATTTCTTCTTGTGTGAAACCTGCAACAGCTAGCTCGATGAGAAATTTTTCATCATCGATCTTTACAATGTTGTGTGGTGGGTAGTTGTCGTTTCCAGATCTAGCAGAAGTATGAATTCTTTCTAGCTCATCAAACAGGCCTTCGAAGCCTACAAAAAGTGAACGCGGTACGTTCAAAGTATTTCTAACCATGTTTTCCTCCTATTATTAAGCAAGGTTAATTGTAAATGAGACCCGAACCATTCGGCATCTCGGTTTTATTTATACAAACTAAATTGCTAGTTTATACAAATAATCTACCAAATAATACACCTATTAAAAATATGTACATATACTTGGTTAATATCATTTGTTGATTATACGCTTTTGTTTTTGGTATTAATCTTAATCTTTTTAAATCTTTATTTATTTCTTTCGCCGTCATCTTTATTGCTGTTTCCTATGTTGTATTTAGGACATAGCTGCCATTCAGATTTCTCTTTGAATGGAATCACTTTAATCTGTCTAAGAGGCGCAATGTCTTTTGCCGCTTCAGCATTTACAAATGTTACTAGTCCCCAATCAGCCAACAAGGTAGCAATCGTATTTCTTCGTTGAATATCGTTTAAAAGCAAATTAGAAGGTTTACCGTCTAATAAAAATAGCTCTTTAAAATGTACAATAAAATATCTGCCTTGTTTGTGTAAAATGTGACAAGACTGATAAAGTTTTTGATCTTTTCTAGATGCTACACCAATTCTTGTTAGTGTTTCTCTAATTTTTAAAAAATCATCAGGTTCGTTTAGTGTGATCTCGAGCATTGCTGCTGGTGACCATGAGACTTCTATGTTATTATTTTCGTTTTCCACCTTTGTAAATCCTATTTTTTATTTCATTGATTTGATTGTTATCAAATAATGATAATACAGACTTAGCTTTTTCATCGCTATATCCATAATATTGTTTAATAATTTCAAGATTCTCAATATCTCTGGCTTTGAGCCATTTTGAAAATCTTTTCTTTTTCTTTACTATATTTATAAAAAAATCGAATTGAAGGCGGTTATCCAAATGATGATTGAGATTCATTTCATTTGCGATTAAAACTGTATCAGAAAAATAAGACAAGCCACGATTTACCATAAATGCGTTATATTCTTTTTCTGCGATATCATCTACCATAATGTCCTTTTTAGTAGTATTAATCGAGTTTAGATATTCAAACGGATTCATTTGAACTGTACTCCTGCCATAATTTCTGTTAAACATGCAACAGTATTTAGTTCATGATCAGCAACAAACGAGTTTTTGTATTGATAATCTGCGAGAATCAAAACTGCTTGTGGTACTGAAGATGGTTCAATATAGTCATTCATATTGTCATAAACCTTCCGATAAATTGCAGCTGGTTCTGAATCAATATTATTTGCAACCCATTGTCGCATTGCTTTAAAGTTTTTATCTTTTAAATGAATCATTAAATCATTTAGTGAAATTTCTGATAATGAAACTAAAATTCCAGAATCAATAACTCCTGATGTTGAATATCTTTGAAGTTCATTAATAACTTTACGCCAATCTGGCATATGTTTCATAATTAGTTCAGCTAATACTTGTTCTTCGAACTGTACGCCTTCTTGCGATAAAATGTGTTTACATCTTTCTAAGAATTTGACACACAGTTTTGCTGATTGTGCTTTTGAAATATTAAATTCAATAGTTGTACAACGCGAATGTAAAGGATCAATAATTCTATTTTTAAAATTACATGTAAGAATAAATCTACAATTTGCAGAGAATTCTTCTATAAATCCACGAAGTGCTGGTTGTGTTGATTGAGCATTAAGATAATCCGCTTCGTCTAGGATGACTACTTTATAGCCACCTTGGAGTGATATCGACGAAGCGAATTGTTTAATTTTATTTCTAAGAGTATCTATTCCTGATTCTTCTGAACCGTTGATTAGTAGATAATCTACATTTAATTCATTACACAAAGCTTTTGCGACTGTTGTTTTACCAAGACCAGCTGTGCCAGTCAGAAGCATATTGTGTAGTTCACCTCCGTTAACAATATCTTCAAAAGTTGATTTAATATTTTGTGGTAAAATACAATCTTTAATTGTTTGTGGTCTGTATTTTTCTACCCATAGAAATTCATTCATTATAGTACCTCCCAACCGAGTACGGTATCTACTCTAAATGACCTCCACGATTCTTTGTCAAGTGCCCAGCATGCGACAGCGTCAGTATCTAGATTGATACTTTCAATAACTGTTCCAACTCCATTTGCTTTTAAAACTGCTGGATTTAGTGTACAAGGCATAACTCTAATTTCGTCAGAGTTGATTTTTTGAAAGGTAACAGTAACTGTACCCATTTTAAGTGCTTCGATCAAGCGCGATAATTCATTGCGATCCATAATATAATTCCTTAATAATATAATAAAAATTGTGTGGGGGAATTTCGCCCCCACGATTATTGATAAGAAGCTTAATTAACTTCTTCTGCTTCTACCGTTTCTGGTAGATCGTCACCTGCTGGTGCTTCTGGAACCATTCCTTCAGGAACGTCACCGTCCTTAGGAGCTGCAGCATTTAAGAATGCTACTACTCTATTCCTTAAGCTACCTACAGCCTCAAGCTCTTGACCCTCGAAGCCACCACGTCTTGATACGATATCAATGATTTGTACCATAGTTGCGATGTCTTGAAGAGACAATTGTGGTGCCTGTTCAGGTTGTTCGCCTTCTGTTGGAAGGACTTTATTTTCTAGTTCAGTCATTTTTTCTCCTTTGCAAAGTTAGACTAATTGAGAGATACCTACCCCATGTAGCATACCTCATATTATCCTCATAATGTATATGAGAATTTTTACTGTGCATAGTTATTTATACACCGTAATTTGATGATTTCTCTAAAGCAATAAAGTATTCTACTGGAGTATTTGTATTTTTCCAATTAGAAATTAGCTTAGAAGAGATCGAAACATCATAATCGCCATGAAGCATTTTTAGATTTGAAATGCTAAAGACGTATTTAAAAATTTCAGATGATGCGATACCTAAATCGATATCGAATGTATTTGCTGTTGCATCCTTTTCGTCGAATACTTTAGCAGTAATATCTCCACCTTCACAACTAAACATTAATTCACTATGTCCTAGGACTGCAGCTGCTTTTTTAATCTTATCTAAATTATCTGCAGATAGATTAAAATTCACTTCGCATTCTGGCATTGTGATATCTTTAGTTGGTTGAGTAAGAATCTCTAGTTCAGAATAATAATATCTAACTTTTTGTCCTCCAGTACCATGAATAAAGATTGATTTATCTTCAAACATTAGTGTAGGAGAATCAACAAGATTCATTACTGATAAAAATTCGCTTAGATCATAGACTCCAAACTCAACTGGAAAATCTTCTGTAACAGAGGCTTTTGCCATAATGGTTTTTGCTTCTGAAATAGTTGATAGACCTTGCCCTGGTTTAAAGACTAAATTTGCATTAATTCCTGAAAAGTTTTTCAGTATATTAATAGTTTCACTTGATATATTCATAATTTATTTTCCTCGATTAATTCTATCATGTTCATATAACGCTAACAAAGCATAGTGTAATACTTTCATTAGATCCTTTCGATGATCATTAGGACCACCTTTTTTCCCATACCTAGCATTATATTTGTCGACATTACCAAGGAAAAATCCAAGGCCATGTCCACGGTCAACAATAACTTCACTTGATTGAAGTCCACCTTGACCATAGTGGGCTCCGTATGTAGAATCGATATACGATTGAAGCTCTTTGATCAGAGCTTCCTCGTTAAACTTGTAATTTGGTTTAGATTTCGCCATTGTTCTCCTCGTCAAAACTAACTCCTGAATCCACCTTAGAATAAAGATCTAAGAAAGCTTCTTTTGTATCATCATCAAACCTTGCGATACAAAGCTCGATTGACTTCATCTTATTTCCAAAGATGGAGAAAGATTGAACAATGTGACATAACCTTCTTGTTGAAATCACTTCATCAACACCATCATCGTAAAATGTTTTTCTGATGATATCTGCCCAAGACACAAGCTTTTCAGCAAAATCATCATCTTTAGTATCAAATTTGTCCATGTGATTTTTAACAATCTTTGTTTCGATTGAAGGTGATGGAAACTTTTGATCAACTGCAATAGTAAACCTTTCAAGGAAAGCTTCATCAATTATTGAAGCTGCAGTAAATCTGCCATCTTCTGAACCTTTACCTTTTGTGTTTGCTGTGGCTATAACATTGAAGCCATTTTTAGGAGATATTGTTTCACCAGTTTTCTTAACCACAACTGGTTTACCTTCCAATATACCTTGTAAACACATAATTTTATTTGTAGCTCTATCGACTTCATCAAGAAGTAAGATCGCACCGTTTTCCATTGCTTTAAGCACTGGACCTTTAGCGAAGACTGTTTCTCCATCAATAAGTCTGAAACCACCAAGCAAATCATCTTCGTCTGTTTCTGGATTAATTTGAACACGTATAAACTCCTTATTAAGTTTTGCACATGCTTGTTCTACCATAAATGTTTTACCATTTCCTGATAAACCAGAAATGTAAACTGGATAGAACATGTTTGATTTAATAACTTTAACGATATCGTGATAAGCTCCCCAAGGTACAAACGTTGGATCAGTTTTCGCGAATGTTTTTTCTTCGTTTACTATCGATTGCATTTTAGCAACAGATTCTTTTGGTAATTCAACCACGTTTGATTCGTATGGTTGAATAAGTGCGCTAAGATCGTATGTACCAATCTTAACTCTATTTTCTTTTGTAAGAATGGGGTAGAAATCTTTTCCTGTATAACCCATACTTTTTGCAGTACTTTCAATTACATTTTTCCTAAAATGCTTTTGATCTGGATAGTTTTTAGATAATTCTTCCAAGATCTTCTGCGTTGATATTTTCAATTCTTTCATAATATATTCACTCCTTTATCAATTTATGTACCCATTATACCAAATTATGGGGCTGTTGTACATGCTTTTTTTCACTTTTTTTCATTTTTTTTCGTTTAAGCAACAGCTGCTCCGAACTTTGTCATTAATACTTTGTTTAATTTCTTACTCTTTGAGTACTTCTTAAACGCTGTACCAATTTGACCTTTTGTTGCATCTTCGTTTACATCAAACTCATCTGCAGTTGTATCAAGATTTTTATTACCTTTTACAAGATAGTAAGTATTGTAACCATTATAGTCTTCAACTGTTACACACTTATTTTTAGTATATTCTTTTCTTGCTTCAGATCTCCAATCTTCCCAATTTTTATCTTTTAACCAACAAATGTCTCCTAACTTAGAATTCCACATTTGATTGCAATCTGCCATAAAGAAACCAATCGTATTAATTCCATATGTATCGTTAAGGTTTTTTAATAATCTTCCTGTAATTTTTCTTCTTGTTTCTGACTTAATTGCTTTACCATCAATAAGAATCTTGAATCCATCTTCACCATAATAGTAGTTATCGCTTGCAAATTTCATCTCTTCCATTTTCTTATCTGAAATTACTCTAAGAGCATTTGAATCTCCATCAGTAAATGTGATTAGATTTAGTTTTTCAACATTATTTTTAGCTTTGAACTTCTTACAAATATCATGAGCAATAATTAATGCTTGATTAAGTGGAGTAGAACCCCAATCTTCGGCTTTTGCAATGAAGATTCCTGATGTCCAATTGTCAAGTTCTATTCTCATGTGTAATTGTTGCATTGATTCTTCAAAATCTTTTTTATTTAAAGAAGATGCTGTAAGCTGTGGCATTGATATATCATCCAATTCTACATCTCCATCTTTGTACATATTCCACTCAAACAGATTGTTAGTTGATGTAAAGGCATAAACTTCGAATGGAATATTTACTGCTTTACAAAACATTACTGTATGAATTACTTGATCCAATACGTATTTAATTGAGCTTTGCATTGATCCAGAATAATCAACGATCATAATCATACCGTGATTTTTAGAATCTGCCAACCTTGTTGTTCTTAAGAAAATATCATCATTAGTTTTGTATGACCATAACTTATTAACATCTAAATTACCAGTTTTTGAAACTGAAGCTTTTTGCCATTGTGTTGCTGCTTTTTTCTGTTCGAATTCTTTTACAGCAAATTGAATGTTTTTCTTAACATCTTTTATGTATTTTGGATAAGTTTCAGATTTTGCTTTATTGAATGCATCTATTGCTTCATCATAATAGTTTTCTTCGAAGCTTGAAACTTTGTTGAATTTTTGCTTTCTTGCTTTACTAAGATCTTTGTATTTAACTACAGCAAGTTCTCTCATGCTTTTAGGAATGTCTCTACAAACTAAAGGCTGTCTACCACGTTCATCAACATCTAAAAGATCTTTTTCGCTACTTCTAAAAATCTCATCAGTAATTGAAACATCTTCTTCGCTATGAGTTGGTTCAAGTGCAGCTACTGCATCTTCAGATTGTTCATCTTCTTTGTCAGTGTCTGCACCATCCCCATTGTTGTTGCTCATATTTTCGTTTGTGTTTTCTTGGTTATCTGATTCTAAATCGTCATGACCATCCGATGTTGGATCATCATTTTGATCTCCCTCAGATTCTTGTTGATCATCCAAAGGTATTTCCTTTGGTTGAAGCAATTCTGATTGATTTTCTTTAGTATATGATAAGATATCTCTTACAAGATCTAAAACTTCGCTAAATTCGTTGGTTGACATAGCTCTATTGTAAAATACAATTTCTTCGTCACTAAAAGGTACATCAATAAGATTACCGATTTTAGCTTTAAGATTGATTTTATCGATAAGCTTTACGTCTTCCCAATCTGTATCTAATATATCTTTACCAAAGAAACCATCATCAGTTAGCTTTTTGTAACCTCTAGAAAATGGACCAACAAGTCCAGGATATCTAGTTTTTACTTTTCTTTCTATTCTAGCATCTTCGATTACGTTGATATAAGATCTTGGGCAACCTTCAAGCTTTTCAGGACTATCGTGCCAACCTTCATATGGAGTTTCTAAAGCATGACCAACTTCATGACCAATTAAAAGATCTTTTACATCTTTACCCATATCTTTCCACATAGGTAAACCCAAGACACGATTTTTGATATCAAACCATGCGGTTTTATAATTACCTTCTTGAATTGTAATATTTTCTTTGGCTAGTAGTTTGGCTAACTGCATTTATCACTCCTTTATCAATTTACTGGTCTATTATACCAAAAAACAGGGCCCTTGTACATAGGGCCCCCTAAAAATAATTCGCTTTTTTTCAATTAATTGCTGGTGGAGCTGATAGGAATCGAACCTACGACCTACTGGATGCAAACCAGTCGCTCTCCCTACTGAGCTACAGCCCCTCAATAATATTTATATTTGGAAACTTATTTTTGATGATATTTCTTTCTTCAACCCATTCGGCTCGAGGAGTAGATCTTTCATAGCCTTTATCTTGTTGATAGATGTTTGTGGCGCCCATTCCATCGAAACCCAATAATATGATATCAGAAAATCCCATTTGGCATGCTATTTCTATTGCTCTTGACCCTGAAGACATCGTTTTTTCTGGTATAGGTTCAACCATATCTTTAGGATGTGTATGAGTAACATAAACATAATGCTCACTTCCTGCAACTTGAGCAGATTCACTATCAACTACATTGTGTCTAATAATAGGTTTATTAAATGAAGCTGCTATTGCATCAACCGCATAATTTGGAATTGGATCCCATTCTGTAAATAAACAAAAATGATCTTTACAATATCCAGTTTCATATATGATATGCTGCATATATGTATCAGTACAAACTAAAGCATCTGGAGATTCTTTATATGCGCCATTACATCCGATAACGAAAGTTCCAGGATATTCGGATCTAAAATCTATACCCTTTCTTGATTCACCGTTACCTAATACTAATGCCGTTGTCTTCATTTAATTTTCGAAAAATTCCTATCTTTTATAAACTCAATCTTTGATCTAAATTTATTTTCTAATATATCGCCTTTATGTGAAATGATGAATACGTTTGTTCCATCTTCAAGTGTATTTAGAATTTTTGTTAAATTATCAATACCATCATGATCTAAACTGGAATCAAACGTTTCATCAAGAACCAAAAGATTTGTAGCTGCAGAATTTTTCATCTTAGCTATTTGTCTCCACGTGAATAGAAGCGATAAGTCAATCCTTTGTTTTTCTCCTTCAGAGAAAGATGCATAATTAAAACTATCTCTGTGTCTAGATCTAATAGTTTCATTAAAGTTTTCATCTAAGTGGAATGCCACAAAGAAATCTAATACTTGGAGATACTGGTTAATAAGACGATTCATAACAGGTAAATATTGTTTAATCACTTTCGTTTTAATACCAGTATCTTTCAGCATCTCCCCTATAACTTCGTTATAAGTTCTTTCTTCTACATACTCTAGTTTCTTTTCTGTAATATTTTCTTTTGATTTTCTAAGTGATTCCATTTCTTTCTTAGCTGTTTTGATATCTCCGCTAGATTGTAATAAACCACTTATTTCTTTTTGAATACTTTCAATATCTTTTTGAATTAAGTATATTTTGTCATTATTAGAAATAATTTTTCTTTGTCTTTCTAATAAATGCGTCATCTTATTTTTTGAATCTTCAACCTCTGCATAATTTTGATCAACCTGTTTTTTTAATTTTTGCATGCCCTGTTGAACTTCATTAGCAGCCTTTTTAATAGCTGTAATTTTTGATTCTTTAATATTTTCACTTATTTCTTGATCACATGTTGGACATTGATCATTTTCTTCGAAAAATTTAGATTGCTGAACCAAATCTTTAATTTTAGCAGTAAATTGTAAATCATAAGATTTTAACTGCGTAGTCGTAGTTTTAAGATCTTCAGATTTTTTTGTTTCAATATCGATATGACTTTGTAAATTTTCGTTTAGATCTGAAGTTTCTTCAATTAAAGATTTGATATCTTTTTCATGATCTTTAATAGTTTCTTTCTTTGTTTCAACTAGATCTTTATTAATCGATTGTAGATCTTTAATATATTTTGTTTGGCTATCTATTTTAGTTTTATATAAATCAATTTGATGATTAATATCAGTAAGCTCATCTTTTATGTTAGCATTTCTTTCTCTAAGTAATGTATTCATCTTAGAAAAAATATTAATATCTAATAAATCTTCGATAACACCTCTTCTTGACCAAACTGGAAGTTGCATAAATGGAATAAATGAACTACTACCTAATACAACCACTTGATGAAATGATTTATGATTTAGTTTAAGAATGTTCTGTTCTAAGAATTTTTGATAATCTCTAGCATTTGAAGCTTGATTAATCATATTACCATTTTGATAAATTTCGAACTTATTTGGTTTGATACCTCTTGTAATTTTAAAATCTGAATCTCCTATTTTAAACTCTACTTCAACAATAGTTCCTTTCTTATTAATACTATTAACTAATTGATCTTTCTTAATATCTCTGTGCGATTTACCAAATAGACCAAAGGATAAAGCATCTAACAGTGTAGATTTACCAGCACCATTTTGTCCTACGATCAATGTCGATGGAGATCTATTCAACTCAATTTTAATACTGTCATTTCCTGTGGATAGGAAATTCTTCCATGAAACGGATTTAAAATGTATCATACTACCTCTAGATTTTGTGCTTCAGTATAAAGCTTTCTCAATTCAAGTTTTAAATGATCCTTATCAAGATCTGTTTCTACAGCTTCTACATAAGAATCTAATAATACTGTTGTATCTTCAAGAGAAATTTTTTCATCTTCTACGCTTTCTCCCAAATATTCTTCAAAACTTTCAGCTATCTTTAATTCATACGTATCGATACTTTGTAATTTATCGATAAATTTATCAAACATATACAAATCGTTTTTATTTAATACAATTAATTTTATAAATTTTTTCTCATATTCATTAAAATTAAACTTACTATAATCTACCTTTGTATCATCATATATGATCTTTTTAAACATAGTGATAGGATTTCTTACTGCTTCTATTTCTCGTGTTTCAGTATCTAATACATGAAAATATTTTGGGTCATCTACATCTGCCCAAGTAAATTCGAATTGAGAACCAAGATAGTGAACATTATCTCTATGTGATTTAGTATGAAAATGACCAGATAGAACCATTTCAAATCTCGAAAATATATCAGCATTCATGCCATGAGGATTGCTTATTCCTGCCATCATATCAAATCCTTTTAATTCTAAATGCGCACCGAGAATAGGAGCTTTACAGTTCAAAGCCCAATCTGTGTATTCTTTATAATTACCATTATTGATCCATGGAATAACTGCTACACCTAATCCATCATAATCCAACACTGTTGGCTTCATGACAATATTTACATTACTGGTAAAATAACCAAGCAATTCTTTGAGGCTGCACAACTCATTTGTATTTTTGAAGTATACATCATGATTTCCGGGAATAATATCCATGGTAATACCAGCATCGCGCATAGGCTCAAGGAAATGCTTACGATTAGCATTGAGCGCTTTAAAATTGACGAATTTTCTGTGTTCATAGTAATCACCTAAATGCAATATTTGCGTTATATTATGTTCTTTTAGATAAGGAAAAAATACTTCCTCATAAAATCTTTCCTGATACTTTAGAAATATATCAGAAGAATTTCTTACACCACAATGGGTGTCATTTCAAATAGCTATTTTCAATCTACATATCTCCCGTGTTTATAAAGATGATGCATTCTATGACTATGAATAGCCCATAGCAATTTAATCAATGATGTTTCAGTATAAACACCTG